TGAACTATTATCCGGAAGAAATGTATCCGATATTGAAAAAAACAGAAAAATGGGCAGAAGAAAATATGGAAATGACTTGGAATTTTTATGTAGATGTTTTAATGAAAAATAAATCAATATTGTTGGTATCACAGAAAGAAAATCAATAATAAATACTATGTATTGTAGTTTGGGAAGAAGGTGTTTCATTTGACTGTAGTAGAAATGTATCAAGAATTGGAGGAAGCGATACAAAAATTAAAAAAAGAAATAAGAGAAAAAGGAAAAGTAAAAGAATGGCCTTCATCATATAGTATAGTGTTGGGTAGTGAAACATTGCCAGATTTTCACGAATATATGGTAAAATATTATAATAAAAATAGACCAATATGGGCAGAAGCATTTCAACAGATTTATATTTGGCAGTTTGTAGCACTTTATAAAAGCGAACAAGGACTGATTGACTATTATGATATGTTTAGAGAAAATAATAGTTGTAACATAATTGTAGCTGTTTCAAAATATTTAAAAGAAAATGGGTATTGTAATATTTATAAATATTATGTTGCTCCTATAGTAACATATCATCAACAAAAATCAAAATATTTTGAATATCCGCATAGTATATTGCAAAAAACAAGAGATTGGATAGTAACAGAAGAAGGTCAAAAAATAGTATGGAATTTTTATGTAGATGTGCTAGAAAAAAACAAATTAGAATTACTGGAAAGTGAAAAAGAAAAATTGTGATGTAGAGAGAAGGGAAAAATCCCTTCTTTCAGCTTGTAAAAAAAGTAATTTTATTATAGATTTAATAAAAGTCTGAGATCTTTGGAGGAACTTTTTTCACTTGTGAAAAGTTCCCCCAAACCCCTTCAAAAACACGCTTGCAAGCGTAAAAAGACCTTAGGGACTTTGTCCCTAAAACCCTACCAACTTTTTTGAAAAAAAGTTGGATAAAAAACTTTATTTTTTGCAAACGGAAGTTTATTGACAGACTGAAACGTCCTATGAACGTTTTTTCAACACCGAATAACAAAACATATTTTCTTAAAAAATAATCATGGAAAGGTTTTTATTTATGGGTATTTTGCAGGAATTTAAAAGCATTTCTACAGGGGAAAAAACACAAAGAGAAGCAGAAATTGAAAAAGGCAAAAAAAGTTTTAGACAATACTGCAATATGATAAACAGCGACTTTTTTAAAAAAGAGAGAGTATATCAAGATATTATTTGTGACACATTACAAAAAATGTATGAAAGAAAAATGATAAATGAGAAAACAAAAAAGCCTTATGACATACTGATATTAAATTTACCTCCTGGTTTTGGAAAAAGTTATACAGCAAGTTTATTTGCAACATGGGTATTAGGAAAGAACAATAAAAATCAAGTGATTACAGTAAGTTATGGACAAGATTTAGCAATATCATTTTCCAAAACAGTAAGAAATACCATACAGCTAGAGGAATATCACGATTTTGTACCTGTTAGTTTTTTTCCTGAACTGAAAATAAAAGAGGGGGATGGTGCAGCGGATAAATGGGCATTAAAAAATGCTTATATGAGTTATTTAGGCACTTCATTTACTGGAAAATTAACAGGTATGAGAGGAAATATTATTATCATAGATGACCCTATTAAAAATGCAGAAGAAGCGATAAATGAAAAAGTAAAACAAGGACATTTTGATTTTTACAAAAATACGCTAACTTCAAGAATGTTACCAAACAGTTTACAGATAATTATACAAACCAGATGGGCTACAGATGATTTAGCAGGAAAAATCATAACAGAATATCATAAAAGATGTTATGTATTGCAGTTAGCAGCATTGGATAAAAACGACAAAAGTATATGCGAAAGTTTATATCCTACAGAAGATTTAATTCGAAAAAGAGAAACACTTGATGAACATATTTGGTTAGCAAACTATATGCAGCAGCCTATAGACATCAAAGGGGTATTGTATGGAAAATTTAAAACTTATGATGTAATAGATAGTGATTTGTTTGAAAGACAGATTGCTTATATTGATACTGCTGATGAAGGAAAAGATTATTTGTGTGCCATAATAGGCGGTGTGGTAGGAAGATACGGCTATGTTACAGGAATATACTATACAGATAAAGCGATGGAAATAACAGAACCAGAAACTGCAAGGCTTTTATCATTATTACAAACAAGAGATTGCCTCATAGAAAGCAACAATGGAGGCAGAGGATTTGCTAGAAATGTAGAAAGAGAATTAAAAAAATTAAAGTGCAGAAAGTGCAACATTACATGGTTTCATCAAAGCAAAAATAAAAATACAAGAATACTTGTTAATGCAACAAATGTAATGGAACAAGTGATATTTCCAGAAGGCTGGGAGAAAAAATACAAGGAGTTTTACAAAGCAATTAGCAATTATCAGAGAAAAGGGAAAAATGCACATGATGATGCTCCTGATGCACTGACAGGATTTGTAGAAATGATAAATGGAGATGTCAAAGGTAGAATGAAACCAATAGCGAGCCCTATCAGAGCATTCAAGTTATTTTAAATGAATTCTAAGGAGAAATGATAAATATGGAAATTGCAAGGGGATATGAAAAAGATACTATCACAGGACGAATGATATATCCTTGTGAGTTGTATCAAACGACAGAACAAAATACAGAAAAAGAAGAAGAGCAAAAATCAGAACAGCAAATAGAGGAAGAAGAATGAAAAATTTTATAAAAGAATTTAGACAATATAGTAAGGACAATGAAAAGCCTTATTTTTTTGCAGAAAAAGAGATACAAAACAGTGTCAACACTGCTTTAAAATTTTATTCCAGAAAAAAGCCTATTATTCGAGAATGTAATATTACTATTGTGGAAGGACAAAAACTATATGCCCTTCCTGAAGACTATCAGACATGGTACAAAGGATTAGAAAAGTATGCTATTGTAGGAAATTGTATTGTTTTGAAAACTGGTTATTATGGAATGATTTCCTTTTTGTACTATGCAGACAGAAAAATAACAGAAATACCAGAAAGTGAATTATATTTATTTTATAGTTTTTGTTATGGTGATTTGTTGGAGAAAAAAGTATTAGAAATGACAGAACAAGGCATTACAGATGGTAATTTAAAAACAATGAAATTAGGGCGAGGACTGGAATTGACATTTGAAGATGGAAAAAATGGTGAAGAAATGTTACTTGATTTGGCAAAAGAGAAAAAACAACTATTTTTTGAAGGTGTAAGAGGTAATGTTGTAGGGAGTTGGTGTTAATGGTAGACATAGCAAAGGTAGTATTAAAAAAGCTACAGACATTTCAGAAAATGGGTTGTGAAACAGAAATTACATTGTTACAGAAAACAGGAGATACAGAACAGCTTGGCATTTGCGACATAGGGGAAAATGACAATGTAACAGAAAGTACAATAAAAGTGATACCTATGACATTGGCTTCTGAAAAAGGAGCAGCAGGAGAAATTGCGAACAATATGGAGTTAGGAAATAATGCAGAAAAATATTTTGAGTTTGCAGAAATAGGTCAATCACTTTTGACTACGTCAAAAGCCAGCACTCCGTGCTGTCCGGCTGTCTTGCCGGTGAGAGGACAACAAAGCAATATTCGTACAGGTGACAGAGTAGTATATCAAAAAGAAGAATATATTGTGTTTGAAATATTGCCTATTGTTATGGGAGAAACATTACTTTGCAGACAATATAAGGCAAAGAAGGTGCTATAATGAGTGATTTTGAAAAGCTAATAAAAGCAATTACAAATATAGAAGAAGTGATACAGCAAGGTGCTCAAAACGGTTTAAAACAAGCAGGAATAAGAGTAATGGGTACTGCAAAGGCAAAACTAGGTACCTATCAACCAAGTGTAGGAGAATATCCAGCATGGCAAACATTAAAACCACAAACTGTAAAAAGAAAATATTTATCAGAAAAGGGAAATGTAAAAAAATCTGGAAAAGAATATTTAAAAAAATACGGCAGTTTTGAACCAAGCAGTACAGCAGATGACAGCCCTTTAGTTGATACAGGAGCATTAAGACAAGCCATTACAATAGATAAAAGCCAAATAACACAAGTCAATGTATATATTGGTGTAGC